TGTATCAAACAAAACTAAAGTTCCACTGCCACCAAAGAAAGAAACAGCCTTGACACGGTTGCGCCCAAGAACAAAGAAACCACTTTGATTTAAATGACCTTGTTTTACGTCATATTGCATACCCATAATTAATCTCCAAAAAGGTTAAACGGGGGCGAACCCCCTAGATTAATTAAGTTGCTGAAATAGCAGCTAGTGTGTCGCAACGGAGCCAGTTTGTGCCATTATAAAACGCCAAAACAGGGCTGCCAGCAGCGCCATTGGAGAAATATGCTGTACTACCAGTAGATGCATTTGTAGGTGCGGTTGCTACAGTGAAAACGCCGAGGTTTACTGGGCCGCTAAACGAGGTTTGTGCCATGATGATTCCTTTGAGTTATAGCTCATCCCTGTATCGTCTCTATAACGTCTGCTAGGCCAGTCGATACAAGTAAAAATTCCTAGACGTACCATGATCTTACTACGTTTTTAGGTTTCTGCAAGTAGTTTGTTGGACTTCTTGAGGTTTTCTTCTTTAGTAATAACAACCAAGTTCCAGGGAACGTGTAGCCCGCAAACATCAGGGTGTATTAGGGGCACCTTGTGGTCAACTTCGTACTTCTCACCAGTAAGTTTAGTTAGCTGCTGTGCCTGTAAATACAGGTTACGCATCTCTAATTTCTGTTCTTTAGTAACCCAAGGAGGTGTAGCCTCACGGTGGCGGCGTTTACGTACACTAGTCAGTGCTTTATAAAGCTCCGGATTGGCTACTTTGTATTTTTGTTTATGTGCATGTTTTTCTTCATCAGGTCTAGCAGCAGCACGAGCTTTTACAAGCTCTTTATTTCGTTTGTAGTATCTTTGCCCTGCTGCTTTAGCTGCATTTGATTTGGGTTTAAGACTACGTTTTGCGTTATCTAACGTCCAGTCTTCTTTCATACATTCTACGCATACGCCCTTAGTTTTACGCAAAGCAATGTGCCCGCGTGAGCACGGCTCTCCTGTGTAGTAATGGGTTGCACCTTGTTCTTTAGCTTCTTTACGTGTTTTTGGATATTCCATGGTACCTCCTAGTTACGATACGGGTAATATAACACGCAATAAAAAACCCCACCGAAGTGGGGTTCTAATCTTGGGTAAACCCTTGATTTATAAAGCTAAGGCGCCTGGTGAAGCAAACATACCAAGTGGATCGCTGAAGCCAAAGCTGTAGCGCTCACGTGATTTGTAGCGAACGTTGCCTGTATCGAAGTCCCCGTCCATTGAGTTGGACAAAGGTGTACGAACAAAGTGCTTCATGCCGTTTGGAACATCAGTTGTGAGGAACCATGCGTTTGTATCGGTCAGGTAGTTATTAACTGTATAACCTTCTGGGATAGAACCGTTGTTCTTCAGTGCGTTGATGTCGTTGTCAGCTGTACCAACACGCAATTCGGTTTCGAGCAAACGGGTTGCAACGAACTGGAGTGCGGGTGGAACAATTAACTTCTTAGGCTTAGCAGCGATGAGCAAGCTACGCTCGTCTGTCCAAGCAGCGATCTGAATAACGGCGGCTTCTAAAGAAGTCTCGTTTAAGTCAGCGCCAGTTGTAGGACGGTTGCTGTTGGTGCCACCAGAGACGAGGGGATGCGCTGTAGAGAACAGAGCAACACCGTCACCGCCTGGGAAGGCTGAATTAAAGCCGTTGTTCAACACAGAAGCTGCACGAACTTGCTTGGTATACGCCATGGAACGAGCCAAAGCCTTGGTATAACGAGCAGACAAGGAGTCATACAAGTTATCTTCAATTGCTTCTTCGGTCAGAGAGAAACCCTGAGCGATCGTTACGTGGGTATAGCGAGCAGTAAATGCCTCTTGTGCGTTGTCATACTGGATTGGTGCGCCTTCGTTTTTAACGGCAGCGGCACTAAAGCCAGACAACTTGGTTTCTTCTTCGAACGAACGCTCGGAGGTCTCGGTATCGTAGATCTCTTTGTGCTGTTCACCATACGTTGCATACTCAAGACCGAACAATGCGTTCAATCCAGGGAGCAACTCTTTCAGTAGTTGTGCGCGTGAAATAGCCATTTATAGCTCCTTATGCGGTGTAATCCAACGCAGAAGTCACGTTGTATTGATGGTTGTTGAACTTTACTAATACTTCAGTAAAGGCCGTTGCGTTAGACGCTGTGTCAGGAATAACTGCAATAACACGTACTGGAAGAGCTGCTGCGTTACCTTCTGCGTTAGTTGCAACAACAGAAACACCAGAATTACCAGTTGTGTTAGAGCCTGTGCCCTGAACGATAGCCATATTGGTACCAACAATGCTCTGGTTTACAGTCGACATAGCGCTGTTTGCCAAAGTTACTGCAACACGGAAGGCTGCCAAAGGATCGTCAATAACATAAGCAACAGCGCTGGTAGCAGCGGCATTACCTGGGTAGTATTGAGCTTGGACAGTTTGACCTTGTGTATTTACATACTGAACACCAACAAACACACCAACGGTGTTATTTGCAGCTGCGCCAGTAGCGCTTACAGTTACGGTCGATTTTTGAATAGTGCCACCTGCAGCTACACGGACAATATCACCATCATAAATAGGCGTGTTATATGTGGAAGCAATCGGGATTAAGCGAGTTGCACCAGCATATGGCAAGCCATCTACACGGTTTAAAGCCTGTAAGCCGTAGGGAGCATCAACGGTTGGATAAGCCATTTAAATCTCCTAATTAAAATTAACCTTTACCAAAGGTACTTGTCGTCTTTCCCTCATTAAAGAGAGGCATACGTGGGTCACTTTGGCGCATAAGGGTGTTGTCTACAGCCACCATTTGGGCATCGGCTTGGTCAGAGTAATGTTTGTTACGCTGTTCAACGAACTCAGAAGGTGTTTTGCAAAGCAACAGCCCACCGATCTCAATGTTGTCTTTATATCGACTATTTGGATCTACTAACAGCTGAAACTGGGGTTGCTCTTCAATACGCACTGGCTCCCAACCCTCACGCAGTTTTGCGGATAGATTGCGAGGATCAGCCTGATTAAGAGTAGCTACGCGGATCCAACGATAGTCATAACCAGCTTGTTTATCAGGTTCTGGCAGGAGCTCTGGTTGAGCCCAAGCGGTAGGACGCTCATAAGTTGCACGGGTTTCTAATTCACGAATGATTCTATTTGTAGCCATTTTTTAAACCTCCAATTTTAATACTTCACGGGAATACTGCTCAGGGCTCAGGCCCAGTTTCTTAATCAAGGCCATCTGCGACGCTTTTAGCCGTACCTGTTTGGAGGACGTGCTGCGTGTTGCCGGAGCTACTACCGTGCTAGGCTTAGTCCGCTGAGAGGTTTGATTCTCTTTAGTCTCTACCGTAATGCTGTCCCCATCCAACTCAAAGTATTCAGGAAACTTTTTGCGCATGGTTTGATCGATACGCTTGTAATACTGGTCAGTACCAACAATATCCTTGCCGTACTCATCCACTAATTCTTCATGTATGCCAACAGCGAAATTGGACATGGCTTTTTTGGTGCCATACCAAGGATTTTCATCCAACCAGGATTGCGTTTTGGCGTCAACTCTGGGGCGTTGTTGCTCTACTTGCTGTATTTGTACTTCATTTTGATCTTCTTGTAAAGCGGTAGGTCTAAATTGTTTTGCTTGCTGTGCTGCATAAGTAGCTTCGCTTAATTTAGCTTGTGCTTCAACCACACGGTCGGCATCGCCAGATTCAAGAGCTTCCTTGTACTCGCGTTTAGCCATTGCCACCTGTGTGTCAGTATGGTTTTGTACGGTTTCAATGTAGGTTTTCTCGCCAGCAGAGTATTGTGCTTTGAGCCTTTTGTTCTCATCAAGCACCCTACGAGCCAGTTCAATAGCCTCTTGTTGTTCACGCAAAGCAGCTTCTTTAGCCCTACGCTCATCGTTCCAGACCTTTTTGTACTGTTGAAGACGCTCTTTTTGGTCCCTAGGGGCCAATTCTGCTTCTTCTTCGTCAGTAGCATCCTCAAGCGCACGTACCTTTTCTGCAGGCATTGGCTCTTTGTTGCGGTCTTCTGGGGGTGTATCGTCCTCGATTTCAATACTAATAGTATCCTCTTCTAAGGGTTTACCCTTAGCTTCGGTTTCTTGTTCATCGGGGAACTTATATTGTTCTTTATCCATTTAATACTCCTTAAGCGCGTTTGATACCACGTGGGTCCTGAACTACGGCTTCCACTGAGTCATCGTTAATCATTCGGAATTCACGCCCATGAATCAAAAGACGTGTGCCAGCATTTGGTCTGACAATTACGAAATCACCTTGCTTGCACCAAGGTCCGTTTGGAAAACGGGTTTTGTCGTTGTAGCAGTCTGGGCCAAGTGTTACTACAAATAGAACAGTAGCTAGCTTCTCTTCATAGTTAATGGTTGAGTCTGCTTTGATGATGCCGCTTTCATACTCTTCTTCGACTTCAGGGATAGCGCAGAGGATGCGGTAGCCTGATGGGTTTGGGAGTTGTTTAGCTTTATCTTCGTCTGATGCTGTGTACTGATAACTACCTACTACTTGTGGACTATTTGGGTTTGATCCAATTAGTATTTCACTCATCTGAATGCTCCAGTTTTTTTGCGAGGTCATTTAGTTCCATCTGCGCAGTAAGAAGACCTCGAATCTTCCCACACATAAACTGGTAATCGGCATAGTCTTTGGCTGTACCGGTTCCCAGGCTTTCTTCAAGTCCCTTAAGTTGAACCTTTAGTTTTTGGTCTAATAGTTCTAGGGTTTTGTCCATCATGCTTTTTCACCTTTTTTAAGGATTTGCTGGCGGTTTTGTTGCATCATTTGTGCCTTAGATTTAGCCATGTCAATACCCAGCTTGGCACCTATTTCTTCTGCTTTAGCCTGGCGGGTTTTGTCTTCAGAAAGAACTTTAATCTGAGCGTTCATACCAGCAATCTTCTCTTGGGACATAATGCGCTCCCGCTCGATGGCAAGTTGATCCGCTTTAGCAGTTGCGTCGGCAATGAGTTTGCGGTTCTTAATATCAACTTCTGCCTGCTTGATCTGCAATTCTTGTTGCTGCATCTGAATGATCGGATCTTGCGCGGCTTGCTGTGCCTGCTGAGCTTGTTGCTCTTGGGTGTTGCGTTGCAGTAACTGTTGTGCAGCCATTGCAGCCTTTTGTGAAATAGCAACTTCAAGCATCTCTGGCATCTGACGCTCTGTTGGGTCTGTCTCATCTGGGTGAAACGGCAACTCAAGGCCCATCTGCATTTCCATCTGCTTGCGGTACTCGTATGCGATGTGCTCATTAATGTGCGCCATCATAGCTGCCTGCATAGCTTGAGCCTGTGGGTTCTGGCCTACTAACTGCATGATCTTTGGATCCTTCATCGCTGCCATGTGGACCTGAATGTGCGCCTGATGGTCCTGATACAAGAACGCCTTGACCGGCTTCATCATTAGAATGTTTGCGTTCTCACTAACCGGATCTTCTGGTACTTGATCCTCCGGTAGCTTGACCAATTTGTTCGCATTCTTAATCCCCAGTACGTCGAGCATTTGGCGGTGTAAGAGCGGCAGGTTATATAGCTGTGGAGCGCCTTGTGCCAGTTGTAGAACTGCTTGGTACTGAACAATCTTCTGCGCCATCGTCGACGCATTAGGGTCGGAGACCGGAATAACATCGCAGTCGTCATAGTCACTCTTCTTCGCACGTGCGGGACCTTCCTGTGGCTCATATTCATACTCGTCTGGTGTGTAGTCACGAATGATGTCGCGCAGTAACTTAAGTTCTTCCTTGAGGGAGTAGTGGATACGTGCTTGTACCGCACTCATCACTTTGAGCGTACGCTCAAGAATAGCCAGCGTTGTACCTACTGGTGCTTGACCTGACATATCACTGACGTTTAAGTCAGCAGCAGATGCAAAGCGGCGACCTTCTTCAATGATCTTATCTAAGAGGCCAGCTAAAACCAAACTAGGTTCTTTGTATGGCAACGGCATGATGTTGTCACGCATGGTGCCACTTGGCACATCTACATCTCGGAATTCACCAGGGGAGATCGGGGTATCGTCGCCTTTAGTACGTAGTCCACGAGTTTTGAATCCACCGGGCAGATTGCTAAGGGACCCTGCATCCACGAGCTGTCTAAGTATGGAAGTTCCCGACTTAGCAAATGCACCGATAAGATGAATGAGACCGAAACAGTAGAAACCAAAACCAGGAATATAGCCGTAGTGAACAAAGTGATTACGCTTTTGTTTATTCTCATCTTCAGGCCTATAGTTACGACGAATAGCTAAAATCTCGCCGGAGGACTTCTCAATAGTCACGATGTATGGCAGCGCAATCCCTGTAGGCTCACCATCTTTGTCTACGTCTGGGTATGCTTCTAGGTCGAGGTCACACTGCATTTCCAATAACTTGTATCTGTCGTCGGTCGATGCACGGAAACCCATCTTCTCTGCAATCTTCTTCTCTACTTCATCAAACGAATCGGTAGGCTCAGGCAGGTCCATGTCTTTATAAAAGCCAGCCACTTGCAGTTTGCGTAGCTCGTTCTTAGTCTTGCGCATCACATGAGTAATGCGTGGTGCTTGTGCTAATGACGCCGCACCATAGGGGACAACTAAGTCTTCTGCTGGCACGAAC